TTTCTACAATATTTGTTTCAACTTGTTTTTCTTGTTTTGTAATTTCTACTTTACGTGAACCACAAGACGTTAAAATTAATAAGATAAGTAAATATACTATTTTCATATAAAAGTGTCTTAAATGTCTTTATATTCGCTTTTAGCATCAAAACTTGGACAAGCTTTAACTACGCCTTTAAAATCTTTATGACCTTGAACAATAGCGTTAGGAAATTGTTTTTTAGCTTGTTTGATTAAATATAATAAACTTTCTTTTTGTTTTATTGTACGTGTATCTTTTGGTCTACCTGCTTCATCTATTCCACCAATGTAACTAAAATGTATTGATTGCGAGTTGTAACCTTTAACACCGTTTGTTACTTGTTCGTATTTTGCAAGTTCGTGAACAACACCATTTGCATCAATCAAACGATGATAACCTACAGTTTTCCACTTTAAAGTATTTTTCCAATAATTTAAAATAGCTTCTTTTTTAGTATTTGGTTGACAAGCAGTACAATGAATTACGATATATTTAATCTCTCTCATCATTTTTTTTATTTACCAATTCAATAGTTTTCATTATCGTATAAATAATAGAAACACACAATAAGAATATTTTAAGCGTAGCCTCTACATTCGAAAAGCTAACTGCCATCGCAAGTGAATTTAACCCGTATAGTTTCAAATCGTTAATTGACATTTTTAGCTTTCATTAAACGTTCCACAATATTTGTAACTCCCTCAATAGTTATGTAAGAAGTTCCAATAATAACCCAATCAGTAGAAGTTATAACACCTGAGAATAAACCTACAGATGCTACAACAAAAACAGTTAGTTTACGACTTACCCACTTGTTAAGGAATAAGTCTATTTTTTCTTTACTACTCATTGATTATTTTATCAAAAGGATATATAGAATCAGTAACTACTTCATATCCTGCAAAAGTATGTTTAGGATTTTTAACCTCAATAGAGTTATCAAACTTAATTTCGTTTTCACTCATAACATCGTAATGATATCCATCAGCATAAACAGGTGCAGTTATTTCGTTAAAGTCTGCATCGTAAGTACCATTTTCTAAAACGATTAAACCTATCTCTACTATTGCTTGGATTCCTTGTCCGTATGCTAAAGTAATTTCTTTGTCAATGTTTTCTACTTCAATATAAACTTTCTTAGCTAATAAGTCAGCTATTGCAGTTTCTTTGTTTTCGTATTTTAATTTTGCTATGTTCATTATATAGTTGTTAGTGAGGCAAGCTCATCATTTGTTAAACGTGTTTTAAATATAGCTGCTGTTTTAAAATTTGCTGATTCAATAAAACTTGTTCCCGCTCTACTATTTAGATATAAATCAGATAATGTATTAGTGAAATTAAAAGTAGTTGTACTTTGACTAATTAAAGTACCATTAATATATAATGCAGTACTACCACTTTTATAAGCAAAAGCTATCTTATATGACCCTATTGGTTTACTTGAAGAAATAGAAACAGAATTTGTAGCAGCAACCTCAGCATATATAACTCCACCATCTCTAAATATTTCTATTTTATTTGATGAGTTTGGTCTAATGCTTAAAAACATATCTAATTCGCTTATATTTGAATATTGCAAATCTAAAAATATAGTACCCTCTGTTTGACCAATTAAACTACTTATTCCCGTTTTAGAAATAACGTCTGCATTACGAGTAACTGAACTTGCTATTGTTGGAATGTAACTTGTGGCGTAACTTCCCGCCTCTAATTGAGCACCCCAAATGTAAAACTTATTATTTTCAGCGGGACTAAAATAATTACCCGATAAAAGATAAAAAGCAGTAGTTTGAACACTACCTGTAAAAGTGAAAGTATATCTTTGCCAAGACGTTGTTATTGTAAAAGTATTTAATATAAAATTATTATCTCCTAAACCAACTTTTTGACCATTAACAGTACCTTTTAAATAAACACTAAAAGTATAAGTTTGAACTGTTGTAATTATTGCATTAGCGTAAACTACACCGTTACCACTTGGCACAAATGAAGATGCGTTTTGTGTACCGTCGGGAGAAATAGCATCGTTTAAAGTATATGTTCCACCACCTGAACTATTAGGAATTGAGGGAAAATATAAATTCGTTCTTTGTGGCTCAACTAAAATACTCGGACAACTTGAATTTGTATAGTCTAATCTTGGAACGTCTAATCTATCAGTTGTAGGAAAGTATTCTTTTGCTGAACTGCCTTGCGTAAATTGAGCACCCCATAAATAAAACCCGTCAACTCCATTGCCAATATAAGAAGAACCCGTTCTTCCGTAAATTGCAATATAACTTGTTAATGTAGTATCATAAACGGTGCATCTGTACCAACCATTACCAACAGGTGTTATTGTAGCATTTGTAACGTTTGAATCCGTTATTGTTCCCGTACTTAAATCAAACCTCGCTCTTTTTGAAAAATCATTTAACCACATTGAAAATAAAGTTTCTTCTCCCGCTTTTGCATAAATTGAAAATGAATAAGTACCTGTTGGTATAGCTTGATAAATTGCGTGGGGTGCATTATTTGTATTTGCAATAATTTTATCAGCAGTAGTGCTGCCATTAGGTGCAATAATTGCATTTGCAGAAATTGTAACATCAGATTTTGCCCAACTTACATTATCAAATTGTTCGCTATATTGTGCAAAATTATAAGGCACTTGTTCAATAAGCCCGTCACTATTAACTCTTGTAGCAGTAGTTGCTCTTGTTACTACTAAATCTCCACTTCCATCAGTAGGTTTTATCGAATAAAGTTTGTCCTCTTTGTAACCATTTGGAGTGACTACCAAAGATGCACTATCAAATAAACTCATATATTTTCTATTAAATTAATTAAACATTGTTTTGCCTCAAACGTACCACTATCAGCAGTAACTCTCGCTATAAAATCTACCACATAATCGTATTCGTCACCTAATATTTCAGTTTCACCCGACCAACTTACAGAATAAACCGAACCCCAACTAATATTATTTGTGATAGCACCTTGTCCCCAATATATATCGTTGTTGTTAACGCCTTGTCCCCAATCTATGTTATTTGCCATTTTCTTTTTTTGTTAAAAATAATTCTAACTTCTTTTTGTTTTCTTCTTTAGGTTTATTATAAGTACCTACCTTTTTTCTTTTTTTCATTACAACACCCAACTACCAAAAAAGTTATCTGTATCAGGATACATATCACCGTTTGAGTTTGAATTGTACTCAGGAAAAGTTGCATTGTTAAAACACATATAATCAATAAAACGTTGCGTATAGTGTTGTGCAATATCACGTTCTTTTTCTACCAAGTAATCTATTTCGTTTTTTTCAACACTTGTAGCGTTTTCCGAAGTGTGTTTAAATACTCCTTTGTTAGCTATTGTATAAGCAGCAAAAGGCAAGTATTGAACCATAGCAAAGTGAATTAACATCGGTTTAATGTAATCAGTAAGTAAGTTCTTGTACTTTAAATTAGCGTTTAAATTAATATCACCGCTAATAATTAACGCTTGAAACTTGTTGTATAAATCAGTTCCTAAATAGTTTTGGATTGTAATATCTTGTGCTATTTTGATATATTGGATAAAGTCGTCAACATCTAAATTTCCATTTAGTATGCTAAACTTCTTTACATCTTCAGTACTTATTAATAATGCGTAAGCCATTTTCTAATTGTTTTTAGGTAAAAATCCTTTGTTAGGCATATCTATTGGTCGTTGTGAAACTAAAGCAGCGTTCTTAATTGTATATCCGTATGCTTCAGCTTTTGCACCTGCTATTATTCTTGCGTTAGGTGAATTAACATCAATGTTTACACCTTCAAAACTTGCGTAAACTTGTTTATTCCATCTATGATGACAAGCTCCACCGCCTTTGTATAACCATATTGAATAAGTGTCAGCACCACGTGGTCCCCACCCTTTGTTAACCGCTTGTTCCGACATTCTTATAATATCTTCTTTTCTGTAAATCTTATTAGCTGATGACATTTTTTGACAAAACAATCTACTCTTTGCTGTAGTTTCACCCGCATAAACGTAACGTGTTATAAAACGTATTCCATCAATGTTTTCGTCTTGTTCACTTTTAGCGTTTGGTCTTGCAGAACCTGTACTTACAAAATTATAAACTTTGCTTAATAAACTTTGTTTTGTTTCTTTATTTAATAATTCGTTTTCTGCATCGTCGGAATCGTAATCTACTTCGCTTTCGTCAATCAATAACCATTTTTCGTTAGGTGTTTCTCCTAAATCTATTAAGTCATTTGCTACTTCATCGTCTAAAGTATTGTCGCTTGAACAACATACCTCGTGAGAAGCCATTTTAACGCCTGTTTCTTCTTCGTTTGTTTCTGCGTTAAGTGTATTTACATCTATAAAATCAAGTGGTTGTATTGTCTTAAAATATAGGTTTAAAGCAATTCCGTTTACTGATAATATTTCATCTAATGCTTCAATGATTTCTAATTGATATGGTCTAATAACAATATTGTCAAACAAACGTGTTGCAGTTTCTATTTCATCTGCATTGTTTCCTAAACCACCGCCTGTGTCGCGAATACCTAAAAGCATTGGTGAAGTAACTCTATGACCAACGATTAACTTCTCAAAACATTCAGTACTTAAATACTGATAATGTGCCGGTGCTTCGTTTAATGGAATATCGTCAACTGTAGTTTTGTTTTCTGCACTTGCGTTAAAAGATACAATTACCTTGTCGCCTTTGCTTCCTGTTAATTTACGTTTAACTTCGTTTGCTACTTCTTGACGCTTTTCTTCAGGTGGTATGTTATTGTTAAAGTTAATTACTTTTGTACCACTAAAACCATTCATTACATCGTTAATCAAGTAATCTGAAATTTCTTGCTCTAAAGTTGCGTATGGTAAAGCACCCGAATAATCTATCGGAGTATAGTAGTGATAACCTGAAACGTATGGTTTAATAACGTATAATTCAACTTCTTTTCCGTTACCAAATTTAAAAGCAGGTATGCGTTTTAATACGTCACCTTTTCTGTAATTTGACCAATCGTGATGATAAAACCACGCTTCAATTTCACCTTTATCGTTACATTTTTCTGCTCTTAACGTGTGCATTGGAAAATGTTCAACTGATTTAACTTTACCATTCAAGTAAATAACCTGCATTGCAGCCATTCCAAGTAACTTACGTTCTAAAGCAACTTTACGCAAACAATCCTTTTTTATAATAGACATCATTTGTGCGTATTCGTTTGGCTTACGATTTGAATCAGTAGCATCGATTCCTTTTCCATAAATCATATTAGCAACACCTGTTATAATAGCGTGATTTGTATTTGAGTACAAAAATCTATCAATAAGGTATTGAAAATAGTTGTTATCTACGCCGTATTCAACGAACTCTTTGTTTTTAGATTCAGTTATAGTTGGAGAATTATAAGCGCTTAAACTTAAAATGTGTACGTTATCCATAAATTATAAATTCATTATCTGAAGTTCTTTGCGTGTAAACGTTTTTGTTTATACTAAATTCTTCAATTATTTGGTTTGTGCAAAATATTTTGTCTCTATAAACTACATCAGTGCCATTTAAAATAGTCAAATTGTAGAATTTGTTTTCTATTATCGGAAATACCAAATTAGTAACTGCGTAATATTTATCAATCGAAAATACGCACCCGATAGTTTCTTCTGTATTTGCTTCTTCATCTCTTAAAACAATAGCATCAGCTTCTAAACCATCAATCGT